CTGTATCCACCTTACCATCTATAGAAGTCCAAGTAAAACCATCAATATCTATAAGGTCTCCTGAGCCTACTGTAGCACCCTCTCTAATTTCAACTGTAAAGAAGTCATCTTGTGCATCTGCTTTAGAGCTTACTATATTACAAACTTTACTTTCATACATAATCTTATTAGCAAGTATCCTAGCAGCATACTCAGATTTATCATTATCTGCTTCATACTGAACATCATCAAGCTCTACAACATACCTATATTGATGGTCAGGGTCGTTTGAGCTACGAGAGAGCCAATAGTAAGCTACATTCTCTGCGTGTATCTCAACATCACCTGGGATACTTCTATACATCTCATCAAGCTCTGGCATTTGAGCAACATCAACATAACTAGTACCTACTGTTTGTGTAGAGTTTACTATAAAAGTTGTATCTCCTATTGTAATCCCACTAAGGTCCTTTTGGTCTGTATGTGTTAGATAATCAGATACTCCAGGCTCCATAGTAACATTTACAGCCCCTACGCCTACTGTGTAAGCACTAAGGTCACCTGATGTATTACAAGCTAATATATGTGACTCTCCAGTATCCCTAGTATAATCATATATAAAACTAGAGTCAGCTGGTATTGTTATAGCTCCAGCCTCTACACTAGGTCTCCTTGTAGTTCCTAATACTAAGCTAGGAACACAGTTAATCATCTCAGTAACTTGATTATCTTTTCTTAAGTTAGCATTCTGGTTAGATACACCACCATAAACACCAGGTAATGTTTTAACTATAAGTGCCATTAACTAACTCCTGTAGGGTTTTGTGTTCTACTTACAAGTCTTGAACCTTTAATCAAGTTTGGTCTTCTATGTTTTAACTGAGCTTTTTGAAACTGTATTTGAGCTCTCTGTGCGTTTTGTCTTAAAATGTTTAACTCTTGTGTGTCACCAAACACATTATTGTAAAATTCAACTTGAGCCTCTCTAACTATTGTATCAGCCACTACAGAAGGTAAATCATCAAAAGCTACTTCAAATACTATAGTTACTTTAGGAATTGTATCAAACTCATATGACCTTTTAACTACATCATATAGCTTATGGTCTTTTACTATATACTCTTGAGAAACTACACTTAGAACTGAAGAACCTATAGGTATCAGTCCATCTGTATTAGGAACAAGAGGATATTCAATTTCTTTGTTAAACCAGTAGCCTTCTTCCTGAAGAGCCTTACTTATACGAAGTAAAGTATCTCTAGCAAGTCCAACATCGCTAGTAACCTCTGCTTCTATAGCTTGTGTATTATCTGTAATAGGTATTTCTCCTATCGCATTTAAAAGAGCATTTACCCCTTCATATAAATCCATATTGTTTCCTTTATTTAATCTTATTATTTAGCTATAAAACTAAATACAAAAAACAAGGGAGCCTAAGCTCCCTTATTAATCAATGCTTACGCATCACCACCTGTAATTGCAACAGCAGCTCCAGGGTTTAGTACACCCATACCAAGAGCATAACTTGAAGTCATCAAGTGACCAAGCTTCTCTGGGATATAGTTAGACTCTGAACTAATGTCCATAAGTTTAACAACACCTACTGCATCAGATGTAAATAGTAAACCTTGAAGTTTCTTATCAGTACCACCAACATCTACAGCTGTATCTTTACCAAATTGGTTAGACATTACAACTTTGATACCAGCAATCTCGATAACATTACCTTTAGCAATCGAACCATTATCACCACTGTTGAAATCTCTATTAACTGCTTTAGCAGATTGTACAAGATTGTAGTAGTTTATAGGGTCAGTTACAAATATAGGGTCACCTGTAACATCATTAGCTTCTAAGTGAGCTTTAGCTGCAAAGATTGTATCAATGATAGCATCACCTTTTGCTTCTGCGTCTGAACCTGTTACAATCAAGTCATTGTTAATCTCAAAACCATCTGGTTGAGCTGCTACACCTGTTGCTTGTGTTGCATTAAGAACTGTTTTGAATACTTGCTTGTCAATCTTAACAGCTAGTGCTTCACCACTTCTCTTAGCAAGTTCACCTCTAATCTCAAAGTGTGCCATTTTCTCTTCATAATTATCAACAAAAGTAGATACATATTGTAAATCTTCTATTAGGATAACTCTCTCGTTATCTGGCATACCTGTTGTAGATACATCATCACCAGGGTTATGTGTTTGTACATCTGTATCTGAAATGTTACCTGTAACTACGAACTGTGCTGATTTACCATTTGCTATTGTTCTAACTTTAACTAAGTCAAGACCTATATTTTTCTTATCAAAAGCATTTAAAACCTCACCTAAGTAAACCTTAAGATTAAGTGCTTTTCTATCTCCAGCACTCTCAATTTGTGTAATACCATTAGCTGTAATTGCCATTAGTTTTCCTTATATTTAATTAAATACTCTTCTATTGTATCTTAGGGAAGCAAGAAGAGACAATCTTCCCTATACACTAAAAGTTACTTAAAGCAACCTTCTCTGCTACCATCTTCGTATATGATGAGTCTTTACCGTAAGCTGGGTTTCTCATAGCTTTATACATCTCTTGTTTACTCTCATAGCCTTTAGAACCTTGAGGAGTTCCTTGTGATGTACCAGCTAAAGCTCTTTTAGGTATTGGAGAACCTTTAGCAGCTTCATATTGAGCTTTAAGATTATTTACACCAAACATAACCATAGACTCGTTACCAGAGTTTACAGCACTGTTAAAGGCTTCAATCTGTCCTTTATCCCAAGACTCTTTAGCCCATTGTATCATCTCACTATAAGCATCTTTACCGCCAACAGCTTCAAATACTTTAGAAGTTTGTGCTTCTTGTATTGCTTGTTGTCCAGCTATATAAGCATCTATAACTTCCTTACTAAGACCTTTAGCCTCAAGTTCCTTATAAGACTCTTCAGAGATACTACCAGCTTCGTTTATCTCAGCTTGATACTTACTTAAGGCTTCAGGAGTTATAGCTCCTTCAGGTGTCTCAGTGTTCTCATTAGCTGTCTCTTTAGACTCTTCAGGAACTTCAAGACCTTCTACAGGTTTATTTTCAACCCCAGGTGCTTGTTGTTGCTGTTGTTTAAGTAACTCTTCATATTTAGCCTTATAGTCAATTTCATCTGTATTTGAAGTTTCTTCAGGTTCTTTATACTCTTCAGCTTGCTCAGGGTCAGCTAGACCTCTAGCCTTAGCTTCAACCTCATCAACCTTTTGTATCATCTCTTGCTCGTGAGGAGTTAATTCTACCTCACTGCTTTGTACTGCCTCCTGACTCATTACTTACCTCTCTTAGCTTTAGGTGTTAAGTCAATAAAACCACCACCATTTTTACCAGTTTTTCTCTCAGCTACTTTATCTCTTTGTTTGTAACTAGCATCTGTAATTAACTTTGCCATAATCTCTCCTTGTATTTATAGTTGTTATTGAGCCACACAAGGTGGCCATTCATTATTACATAATATCATTGTTGTCCACCAGCACCTTGTTGAGGTACATTAGGAACTCCTGCATCAGTTAAACCTTGTTGTTCTTGAGCTACCTGCTCCTGACTTACAAATAAAGTCTGAACATCTTTGATACCTAAAGCTGTACCTATACGAGTAAGATACTCTTCTACATTTAAGTATTTTGTAAGGTAATCAGGACTTACCTCAGCTATTAAACCATTCATCTGTCGTAACTTCTCTAAGTCTTGTGTACGACCTAAAGCAGATAATCCAGTTGTTATTGAAGGTTCTACTAGCTTCCCTAAGTCAAACTTCATATCTTGTAATAGTAAGTTTACAAGTGGTAGCTGAAACTCTTGACTAATGATTGAGTAAATACCACCTAGAGCATCTTCAAGCTCTCTAGCTAAGTATTGTATCTCTAGAGCTGTTGTTCTCTCACTATCACGAGTTGTTGTACTCTGTAGTAAGAAAGCAGCACCTATACGTCTAGTAATATCTTCAACCATCTTTAAAGGTACTTGTAGGTCTGCTTGTTTATCTATAGATAGCCTTGTAACATCTCTTTCAAGATTACCTACTACAACACCACCATTCTCAACATCTTCAAGTTCATCAACTTCTATAGGACTACCTGGTGATATACCAAACACAACCTTAGCTGCGATAGCACTATACTCTATCATCATTTGTGTTAGACCCTCAAGACTTCTAAAATCACCTAAGTGAAGCTCTACAAGACCACGTCCATAATTCTCACCATTTATCTTAGACCAACGAAGAACCATAAGAGGTAAGTGTTTATCCTTAATAGTCTGTTCGGAACCATCTATAATGATGTTCTTAACCTCTTGGTATGTAAGCCAATCACTACCATTACGATAATATCTTGTGTATAGCTCTATATCTTTCTTTTGTTCATCTTCTGTAACTTCTACTTTATCTCTAAGGTCATCAGGAAGAGCATTGTAAGCTATCTTCTCTTTTAGAATTACATCAGTAACATTACCACTAAAGTCTCTTAGCACCACATAACTATCTAGTTTGTAAAGATGCATATTACCTTCTTCATACAATAGACAAGCATTACCAGTTACAATCAAATGTACAAAAGCTTGATGTACTATAGGTCTCATACCACTAGTCTCAATCTTATCCATTACTCTAGTTTCTAACTTACTTAGTTGTTCCTCTATCTCACTGTCAGGTTCACCATCGTTTCCTTCAAGTAACTCATCAGATTCTTTAAGTCTAAAGAAACTAGAGCTTGGTGGTAACAAGCCTAGTAGTAATTTATTACTAAGATTATTAACTGCTCTAGCACCTAAAGAATTATAGGTATCTGGTAGCTGACTCTGTTCTGTAAAAGAGCTATCTGGTAATACACTAGGTATTGTCAGTTTACTACAATCTCTAGCTTTATTAAGAGTTGTAATCCTATCACCACCTCGTTTATCAAATAGTGCCTTTAAGCTAGACTCTTCATTCAGCTCTTGTGCTGTTATATTATCCTGTTTCATCTTAGTATATTCCTAACACTTGACTCGTACTAGCTGTAGATGGTGAAGTATCCACTGCTGAAACTGTTGTAGTTTTAGTTTTATCTTCCTCATCATCTTTTATAGATAAATCATAATCAACATTACCTGAAGTACCTGTAAGGTCTGCAGGAGCTGTTTTACGCCTCTCTTCAGAAGCACTATATTTTGCTATATCTTCACGCTCCATCTGATAATTACTCCAATCTTTCTTAGCAGCTTCATAATCTACACCATTAGCTAAAGTCCATCTATTGAAATCTTTATTATATGTTAAGCCTGCAGCCTCCATCTGTGACTGTTGTTGTAACCAAGCTTCAGTCTCACGCTGTTCAAAGTGACCGCTTAAGTCACTAGGGTCTGTATAATCATTAGGAGCATCTTGTACCCATACTTTTTCATACTGTTGTATATTTGGATTATAACTTTCAATAAAAGACTGAGCTGAATTATATTGGTCTATACTCTGAAAACCATTATCAGCTAACTCACCATATCTTCTTTTATTTACACCAACTCTCTCTGGCTCATATTGGTTAGTGTTACTTCCAGGACTACCACCCATTAGATACCTCCTACACCATTAAGTTTCATTACACAACTCCTGTAGGTGTAGCTGGTGCAGTATAACCGCCAGACTGTGTGTTACCTTGTAAAGGTATTACCAACTGTGATGTAGCTCCAGAAGCTTTAAGTTTCTTTTCATCTTCAGTACGCTTAGCTCCTGTAGATACCAATGCTTGGTCTATGTTCTCTGGCATAGCCTCTGGTGCTGTCCTAGTAGGTGCAACAGGTGTAAACACCTCAGGTGCTTGAGCTGCTATATAACTTGTTGTATTAGTTCCTCCTCCGCCCATCAAATCTCCTTATTTATAATTTGTTTTAATTCTCGTAATAATTCAATTACACCTGCTCTTTTACCTCTCTCAAAAGGACTCAGAGTCTCAGAGACATCTAAGACATCTGGGTATCTTTTATCAAGCATAGTAATTAAATCTCTTGAACTTGTTGGTATTACAATCTTTGCCATAATAACCTCCTCTTCTAATGTAATTTTATCAATCAGTCTATAGTACGCCTGAGAGAGATTACATCAACTCTTTACTTATTCTAACTATGTCCACTATTAAGAATACTTTAAGTTTCTATAGTTAATTTACTATAGTTATTATTATAGTAATACTATAAGTAGTAATAATATAGTAACACTAAAGAAAACCTTAAAGGTTCTTAAAGATACTTAATAGTAATCTTAATTTAGTCTTCTCGGTTCTTCCTAATATGTCCACTATAAATTTCAAAAGTCTCTGTAACCCTTTATCTAAGGCTTTTGTAACTTGTCTCTACAATCATTACAAATGAGTGTATAAACACAACCTTCTTTTAATTTATTACAACCTCTACATAATACTTTCATCTAGTGTTTCCTTGTTGTAATATACCAATGGTATTGTAACAGAGTGTTAGCTATAATAAACACTCCCACTATCTCATCAAAACTGTAGTGTATCAATTTTACATTCTCCCTTCTTAGGTGGTGACCAAAGGTGTAACTTTAGTTTGCCTTTAGAGTCTCTACGAAGCTGATGCATCTGTGCTAATCTCATAGTAGCCAGTGCCTCCTGTTTGGACTGCTTACATTTCCTATAGGTCCAAATAACCCTAGCCCACAGCTGACGTTCATCATATTGTGGTCCTTTTAGTAACTCTTTTATCTTCTCAGGTTTAGCTTTAGCTTTCTTCAAGACATCTTCAATCATCTTATTGTTACCATTTGGAACACCTAAGATAGCCACAGCCTTTGTAGGTCCTATTCTAAAAGCACCTTTGTAACCATCTGTTGTATCTCCTGTTAGGGTCTGTAGGTAACTATAGTAAATACTCTCTTCCTTAGTAACTGTTACGAACTCATCTTTACCATAGTTATAATGGGTACCCTCTGTTTGATACAAAACATCTTTATCAATAGCACATAAAACATAATCATCTGGTGACTCAGTTTTCTTTGTAACCACTACATCATCTGCCTCACAGAAAGGAGTTACTTTAGCTTTGTGTTTCTTTACAAGATAGTCCCACATCTCATCAAACTTATCAGGTTTTCTTGACTCTTTACGATTAAACTTGTAATCATCTTTAAGACTCTCTTTAGCTACCTCATATCTAAAGTTATTATCACCAGTTAGCCATAGCTCATAATCATCACAATCTGTTGTAAATACAATACCATCTATAAGACCATCTATAAAGTCTTTAGCATTCTGTAAATCTACATAAAATGTACCATCATCTAACTCTTCCTCAAGAGCAAATCCTGCTCTATATAGAAAACTGTCTGCATCTATTAATGCTATCTTACCCATTATATACCTCCTATTGTAATTCTAAGGTACCTAGAAGGCCAAAACTATCTTCAGCCATAGTAAACCTTACCTAACAGTTTAAATGCTTCTAGGACTTCTCAGTGATTTCTATCAACCTATCAAGATACCACTTTGCTTTCTCTAAATCTTCTAAACCATTTTTCTCTTTGTATCTTGTAATATATTTTATTACATTAGCCTCGTGAAAACCGAGGTTGTTAGCCTCGATAAATTCTATTGGTTGTATCTTTTTGTTACTATAGTGGTCACCACCAACCTGGTCTTTAGGTTTTCTTAGTTGGTCGCCATATATTGCTTCATAATGACTACTCATTGTTAGTAACCTCCTTCTTCCATAAGGATTTCAAATATACGCTGTTTAGGGTCTATCCAATCTGGACCTTTTTGTATCTTACCATTAACCTTAGTTTTACCTTTAGCTTCATTAGCACTAATAACAGCTTTCAAACATATATCTAGAGTTCCTTCAGTTATCTTTAAGTCCTTTGTTAGCACTCTATACATAAACTCTTCTTGAATTCTTATAGAGTCCCAAGGGAATACTCTAGCACTACCAAGATACTTGTAGGTACTTCCTTGCATTACAAACTGATAATCTGCCCAAGCATCTATCATATC